TACTTGCGTGACTGTACCGCTACCGTTACCTCCCCCGCCAGTGATCGCAACTGTTTTTAACATGATTACATCCCGTCCCCAGGCGTGATATACACATTTGCGGTACTTGTTGATGTAGTGCCTGTAAAGTACGCATTAGGCACAAACGTCAAAATCTCATCTGTACCCGCTAGAAGTGGGTAAGCTGGCCCTGTAGTCGTGATCACAGCAGAGTTGTTGGCAGCATCTGTAGATGCAACACCATAGCCTAGAAACACGGTCACAGAGCCTGAGTTGATAATCCTGTACTGGTTTCCACCCAAGGTGCTAGAAACGCACTGCACGGGCGTAGGAGCTGTTGCAGCAGCCAAGAAGACCACGGTGTTACCCGTTCTTGTAAACGCATTTGTACTCATCGTGTAACCTCTACCCAGTTAGTAGTTTCTTCATTCCAGATATACATCTTAGGTGGGTCACCTTGTCCAGCATCACTGGGCATAGCCACAGGTGCATTCCATAAACAAGTATTTTCATCTAAGACCCAAGATGCAAAAGGTTTTGGAGGTATGAAAGCATCTTTGCCAGCGTCATAGGTGTATCCAAGGCCAGCGTAATTCTTGCGAAAAGGAGTACCACCATTAGTGTGAACACCGCCTTGTGTGTTGTAACTGGTTTGTTTCCAGTTGCCACCAATTAATCGTTGGCAAAATGCAATGCCAATGGATTCCAAGTGGTTGCCTTGAGCATCAGCCGTATCAGCATCTGCCACCACAATCACTTGAGTGACTATGTTGTTTGAATCAATTTGTGCAAAATGAGCCATTATTTTCCCCCTAATTCTTTGATCTGTTCGTCTGTCCAAATGGTGTTGATAGAGTCTTCAAAAGCCTTTATCTTTTCCATTGTTGCATCTATTTCTTCCCATGTAGGACATGGCCTTGGATCATCCCAAATGGTGATTTCACGATTGCTAATCTGCCAAGTAGCATTTGGTCTGAGTAATTGCATAGCAGTATCAATGCCATAAAGTTGATAGATTTTTACCATGTGATTATTACAATTCCAGAGCCACCAGAACCTGATGCTTGTGGAGTATTTGTTCCTCCACCACCACCGCCTCCAGTATTGGCTGAACCGTTTCCACCCGCAGCACTTGGTGCGTTATAAACACCACCAGTTCCACCACCACCAATACCACCAGAAGACGCTGGAGTGCTATTTTGATTTGCACCACCACCTCCACCAGCATAATAAACACTTGAACCAGTTATTGAAGATGCAGTTCCAGCACCACCAGCTCCACCACCAGAAGATGAACCATTGCCTCCTACTGCACTAGCACCGCCACCACCTCCAGCACAATTTGATGCTGAAAAATATGTCCCACCATTGTTGCCTTGCCCAGAAGTTCCAGCACCAAAACCTGTGCTATATGCTCCACCGCCACCAGAACCACCCGCACTTCCACTTACAAGACTCGTGCCACCGCCACCACCACCACCTACTGCTCCAGTTGATCCGTTAACTAGAGTGCCAAATAATGAGTTTGTACCATTATTGCCAACAGCACCTGTTGATGCGTTTAATCCTGCACCTCCAGCACCAACAGTAATTGTGTAAGATGTTCCAGAAGATACCGTTAAATTTGTACCTGTTAAGAAACCTCCTGCGCCACCGCCACCACCAACGCCAGTATTTGCTGTTTCTCTACCGCCACCGCCACCACCAGCTACAACCAAGTAACTGACACTAGTTACACCTGCTGGGGCAGTCCATGAACCCGTAGCATTAAAGATTGCTGTTCCATGACTAGCAACAGCTTTCCTAGCAAAAAAGAAATTAGGTGCGCCAAACATTATGCAAACGCCTGTGCAAATGTGCCGTACCAATTTGTGCCATCTGACACAAAGCTCAAAATGTCCACCGCAGATGCGGTAGCAGTAATTGTGGGTGCAGTTCCACCAGGCCACTTCACGCTAGTAAATGTAGCCGTTGTCATGCCAGATGATGCCTGTATCAACTTCAGAATAAAAGATTTACCGCCCACCGCAGAAGGCATGGTGAACGTACAGGGTGTTGACGCTGTTAAGGTTGCTGTCAAGAAAGTACCTGTTGTTAATGACAATGATGCACTTGATCCTACTGTGCCAACAGCCTGTAGTGTTTCTACATAGTTTGTAATGGTGACGTTTGCAATTGCAATGTTGCCAATACTAGAAGAAGAACCGCCTAAAGACACGGTTGCATTACCATAAGTGACGTTACCCGTGGCTGCACCCGCTGCCTGGCTAATCCATGCCGTACCATTACTTGTAAGCACGTTTCCAGAAGTACCCACCGCAGTTAATCCTGTACCGCCTTGTGCTGGAGTAATTGCAGTTGCAACACTGCTGATCGTGACATTAGAAAGAGTGATGTTGCCTGATGCAGTACCGCCAGTAATAGACACGTTTGCTAATGACACCGAGCCATTACCAAGGCCATTCACCGCATAGTAAACGGTCTGGTAATCACTATCCAGGTTAGACAATGGAATAGCAGTAGTTGCTGATCCAAATGTGTAGGGAATGGTAATTGGTAATGCCATGTTAGAACCTCACTCTTAATTCATGTTCAAACTCAAACGTGTTCACAATAAACCCAGCAGAATTACTGGTTTGCGTTAATCCTAAATACTTACCGTACTGCTCTGCGTCTGACTTGTACAAATAGTACCCACTTGTGTTAGTCCAAATTATCGTAGCAGATGCGTTATTTGTCCAACCGATGGTTGTGCCATTGATGTTTGTCCATGAAACGGTGTTAGAAAGGGTATAGGCGGGGCTAGAACCGCTTTCTGAGTCCACGGTGACATTAAGAGACCCACCTTGTGTCAAAGTCGCTTCTACAGCGAATTTAAGGGCTTGTTTAGTCCTGATGGGGTCACCCATCTCATTAAGTGCAGTCTGGATGTAAGAACTGATCGCACTGGTTGTATCGTTGTACAACAGTTTTAATACTTTGTTGTTATCTGTGCCATACAATCTGACCTTGCCACCAAATGGCACAGAGGTCACATACTCAATATTGCCTTGACTCGACACAAACCACTTCTTCTCAAAGAAAATGCACTGTATGTACCGTGAACCTGATGGTCCAATCGGGAAGGAACTGTTGACATAGAAGTTAAACACCGCACAAAGGATGTTATTGAGCAGCGTTTGACCAGCTGTAACAGGCTTGCTGAAGTCAATATAGGGAAAAATACCGTCTAGAGGGTCTGAAATCTTGGTGGTTGTCGAACCAACTAGGGCATAAATACCGTAGTCATTCATGAACAATACTGACCTGAAATAGGGGAAAATAGCGTAAATTCTGGAAGTACCGATAGACGCACTCACGTTAGTGTTTGTGAAAACCGTAGCCCCTGTGGAGGTCACTTGCAAGTCCGAGAACACGTTGATGCTATCGTCTCCAAAAACATACAAGAAGTTATTGGCAGACAACAACCCCTTAATGTTGCCGTGCAAAGTGCTGTCTTGAATGTTGAACGCTACAGCAGATACAGAGGTGAAATCTGTGGGGCTTGTAGCAGCAGACGCATACACCGTGCGCCCTTGTGCCACCCAAACTCGATTAGAGAATGTAGCTATGTCCACTATGGGGTTTAGTTGCACAGTTGCTACCAAATTAGCACCCGTTCCAGTACCACCAGAAACAGTTGCAGTAGGGGCAGACGTGTAACCCGTGCCAGGATTGTTCATAATGACCTGGCTAACCACATTGCCAGAGACAATTGCAGTTGCGTTGGCATTTGTTCCCCCGCCACCCGTGATGGTGACTGCCAAGTTGCCGTACTGACCGTAACCTGTCCCCCCGTTAGTGACTTGAATAGACACAATACCCGTGGCAAATGAAACAAGCTGGCAAATAGCACTAGCGTTTGTACCGCCACCGCCAGAAATGGTGACACTCGGTTGAGACGTATACCCGCTTCCCCCGTTTGTTAACGTAATTGCGTTCACAATACCCATAGAAAGGGCTGCATTTGCAGTTGCACTAGAACCTCCACCCCCAGTAATGCTCACTGCGGGAGGAGTAAGGTAACCAGAACCTGGTGAAGTGACAGAAATAGCCACCACATTACCGCCAGAAATAGTGGCTGCAGCTGTTGCAGTGCTACCACCTTGTACATCTGGTGTTGCTATTGTCACTGTAGGAACAGACGTATAACCTGAGCCTCCAGCGGTCACTAAAATAGTCTGCACGCCACCAGAACCCGTGGTAATCGAGGCCACAGCTGTTGCCCGAACACCGTTGGCATTATTTGGAGAAGAAATAATGACGTTAGGTGCAGAAGTGTAATTAATGCCTGGATTGGTAATCGCAATGCTACCTACAGAACCCACAGGAATTAGGCTAACACCATTCCAGTCATACAAACCTTTATTGGGGTCACCCACAAAAAGGTCAGTATTCTGGTATTGACCAGAAGACACGCTGTTGTTTGACAGTGTGCCTGTGCTGGCAATGGTTACAAAGTTGTTGGAAGTTAGGTCAAATGCCTGTAATGACCCGTCTGACTGTGCTGCCACGACATAATCATCAATAATATTTGCAGAAGTTAGGTAAGTCACATTGCTGGTAAACACCACCGCATTTGCACCGTTGGTTACGTTGCTGCTTGTGGGAATAATCCGCATATTGCCAGACCCTACAGGCATGGCGTTCTCTAACCAAGAGAACTCATCCTTGTCGATAGCCGTGCGGTTGGCTTTGGTGTTTAAACCTTTGAAAGCCTTAACAACATGATAGGACTTCTTCTGTTCTGCGGAGGCCATGCTTACCCTCCACTACTATATGGATCAGGAATCCTTCTGGTAAACGTGCTGTTGAGGACGTTTAATATGTGTTTGTTGTATTCTTGTTTGAAAATTTCAGCCTCACCATAAGACTGTTCATAAAACTTAGCCTTGTACGCAGCGTAATATTGCACCGCTGTAGACCAAGGGTCAATGATGCTGTCCACTTGATTTAAGTTGTTGAGTGACAATGCTGTGGGCAAAATGTTGGTATCTACTTCAATGTAGTAGAGTTGATCTGGTATGGGGGCAATGTAGATGGCCTGTTGTCCGTACATAGAGAAACAGATGGGTCTACCCACATAATTCTGCCAATAGCGCAGCTGGGCAGTGAAGTTTGACCAAGGCAGATAACGCAAAGGTATCCGACTATTGCCCCAATATAAGTTGATATTGACAACATCATAGACATTGATGCCCTGAGGCAACGCATTGAATGGAAGAACCTCGCAATTACTCACATACTGCAGCATGGCAGTGCCATCTGCAAATGGAGCGGTGGGCGGGAAAGGATTAGCACCGTT